AGGACCAACAGGAACGACTGGACCTACTGGAACAACGGGTCCCACAGGAGCAACAGGAACAACGGGAACAACGGGTCCCACTGCAGCGACGGGTCCAACGGGTCCAGTGGGACAAGTAGCAAGTGTTTCCTATCAACCGAGTGAAACACAGTCCATTGATGCATCTACGCTGACTGCAATCAAATGGGACAATCCTGATGTTTCGCAGTCGGTGAATCAGCCAGGTATTCAGTATTCATCGGTAACGGGACTTTTCACGAATGTAACATTGACGTGGATTCCCTTATTGATTGAATATTCGGTTCAGTTGGATACAACAATGGGAGGTTATTCGGTGATTGGCGTGAATGGAACAACGACGCTTTTTGCTGAAATGTTTAATGATCTCAACTGGTTTAGCAATTCATACACGATCATCCTTCAGCCAGGTGACACGGTAGGTATCTACTACATGGATACCACCGCATGTGTTGTTCAAACATCCTCTCGCATTCGATTGACAGCATTAACGGCAGGATCGCAGGGTCCAACGGGTAGAACGGGATCGACTGGGTCAACGGGTCCCACTGCTGCAACGGGTCCAACGGGTCCAGCAATGACTCCTTCCCCACTACCTACGATGTCTTATACATTGGGAACGAATCAAACGATTACAACCAATACAGATACAGTGGTGCAATTTGATACATTGGATGTGGGAATGACCTCTGGAACCATGACAGGTGTATACAATCCGTCAACCTATACCTTTACAAATACGAGCGCGCTCCAACAATTGTATATGGTGACTGCCTCGGTGTATACAGGATCTTCTTATTCGCAGTCGGTGTTGAAGATTGTGAAGAATGGAACGGATACGTTTGGTGTGTCGGCGATTAACCAACAGGCCTCGGCCACTACCACGGTGGTTATCCGAATGGCACCCAATGATACATTTGTAGTATATTATGCACAGGAGTCGGGTAACAATCAGAACCTGTTAGCAGCGGCTGGACTAACACGATTGACGATTACTCAGATGGATAATGTAATGGGAACGACGGGTCCAACAGGAGGAACTGGAATTACAGGAACAATTGGATACACGGGTCCAACGGGATCGAGCAGTCAGTGGTTGAATACGATGACAGGAACGGGAATGTCCATTTATTATTCACAGGGCAATGTGGGTATTGGAACGTCCAATCCAACATCAACCTTACACGTAGTGGGTGATATCTATGCGACGGGCGATGTGACTGCATTTTCAGATGCGAGATACAAGACGAATTTACAGCCCTTGACAAACTGTTTGACACAGGTGAAGGAGATTCAGGGTATTCGTTATGAGACTTTACCGCCTTATGTGAATCCATCGCACAGAACACACATTGGTTTATTAGCACAGGAAGTCGAAAGACAATTCCCTGAGTTGGTGAAGACAGATGAATTGGGAATGAAGTCATTGAATTACAGTCAGATGGTAGCGGTCTTACTGGAGTGTATTAAAGAGTTGAATGAGAGAGTGGAGAGATTAGAGGCAAAACAGTAATGATCAATGATCAATGATCTATGATTCATGATCCACAAATAAAAATAGGTATGATTCTTTAAAAAGAGGCATAACTATTTTTTAAGAAAAGAGTGGCTTAACAGAATTGGCATCCACTTCGTTTGCGAAAGGGGCATTGGCATTGGCCTGATGGCATTCCGCATTGTCCGCATGGTCGTCGTCGACGACACATGTTACATTGACCACATCCACCGCATGATGATTCATAGTTAGGCGTAGATGGCCAGTTGGCATAGAGCATAACAGCAAGAATGGCAAGGAATACAATGATGAGCGTAATAAGAAGGAGCATTTCTATGAAGAGTAGAGAAAACCTGAACGATTAACGAAAAAGAGAAACGAGAATCAAAAGACCGACGATCTGCCAGGCAGAACGAACGGGGCGAACAACCGTTACTAATTCAGCAATGGTGCTATTCCATAAAAACTTACCTACAAACGCGACAATTGCAATCGAAATGACAAGTGCCAGAATCGAGGCAACTAACTCTTTATACATTTGATAGCGGCCGGAACCGGATACATCGGTCATTCCTTCCACACCTGCTCGGCACAAATCACGCAACATGGGTTCTATTGTATCTCTTTAAAATATCTCAGATGTCTTACAATCAGCCCGTTTTCTCGCAATCTATCGTGCGATTGTTCCAGAAAACGGGGTTAATCAACACGTTTTCTCGTAATCTATCATGCGATTGTTCCAGAAAACGGGTCTTCAACCCGTTTTCTCGTAATGAATCGATTCTTTGATAATAACTTCGCGATGTTCATGGACATATGTCATAAGCGCCTTCGCCTTTTCTTCAGACTGTAGATAATCGGTAATGAGTTTTTCCATATTCTTCTGACCCAGTCCCGCCTGTCGCTTGGACTTCTTAAACAAGACGCGTCCACCCGAATTCTTCAAATCCAATGCACCGATATTATGGCTTTTCATGACTCGTAGGATAATATCTTCCAATGCTTTCATTTTTTTATTAATCTCTCTCATCTGGATCCGTAGACCATCATTCGTCTCCTTCCATTTTCGCCATTCAATGATAGAATGTGTAAGCGTTGTCAACTCGTTCTCTTGTGGAGTGGTGAGTGCCTCGCTTGGCCAATCGTATTCATTCTTTACTTCGGATGTCATGGTAATCTATTTAGGAATAAAAATCGTAAATGCGTTTTAAATGGTGTAAAAATTGAACATCAATAAATAGTAAGATAGAAGTAGGCAATTTATAGAAATGAGCAAGAAAGCACAGAAGGATATGGGCGAAATCATAGAGAAAATGGGAGAGTCAATCCTATATGAATGGTGGTATGCGATTGCGGAACAGATCTTTGAGAAGGTGTGTGAAGTGACAGAATTGGACCAGGAACAAAAGGAGGCATTGCGTGAAGTGGCGATGCGTCCTAATGATTTTCAGGTGGAAATTGAAGATAAGAATTAGATATCCATATCACCAGGAAGTTTATCTGTATTTGCATTTAATAGTGGATCTTTGAGATCTTTCAATGATCGAACCGTTCCATTTGAACTTGCAACGACGATTGAATTTTGGTTTTTACGATTTCCACCACGTCTCTTTCTAAGCGTATACGTAGAGCGTCTCGTGCGCTTAGAGTGTCTCGTGCGCCTTGAATGAGAGTGGTGATAACGCGGATGACGGTGAGTAAGACGATGGGAACGACTGTGTGCACGTCTTGATAAAAAATGGATATGTCTCATTGGTTGCAGATGTTTCTAATGAGTTTACGTAAAAGAAGTTGGCTGATAAACGAGTCGTAATCCCTTTTCTTTCACATACTGTTTAAGAATGTATTTCGAGGGTTGTCCTTTTTTTATTACAATGTTAAGGGACTGTAGTTTTTTACGGATTTCACTATCCGAATCACGAACAAGGAGTCGTTTCCCCATTTTTTCAGGACAAGCCTGGAGATCATGTCCAAAGAGGGAACATTCAGAACAGAACAAGGATTGGCGGAGAGGGCATTTATGATCGGGATGGGGCAGACAGAATCCACCCAACAGGGTATCACAATGCATACACATTCCAAGTGAGTAGTTAACTGTTTATCATCATAGGCCCTGTGTTTTCAATTTTTTCTGGTGAAATAGACAGTAAAAAAGATAATACGCTACAATAGAATGTCAGCGGATCATATTCACTTCTTTCTACATCTCCGAAACCAACTCAAACTTCATCACTGGCAGACAAAAATTTATGCTCGTCATATTGCGACAGATAAGATACTTGAAAAACTGGATGATTTGATCGATTCCTTTGTTGAAATCTATTTGGGAAAATACAGTCGAACTCGTCTTACAGGCAAAAATGCAACAATCACACTTCATAATTTGACAGAAGCAGGAGCCACACGGCTTATCACGGGTGCGATCAAATACATCCAGGGCCCCATGACGCGATCACTCAAGGAACAAGATACAGATTTAATGAATCTACGTGACGAAATGGTGGCGGAATTAAATCAACTTCTGTATCTCTTTACTCTTCATTGATCTTACAGAGGAAATGGAACAATCCAGCCAAGTGTTGAACCATATTCGGATGTTCCATAGGCCATTGCATCAAATGGATACAATTTACTCACAAGGGCGAATCCACTACGATATTCCATTAATTCTCCACTTGTTTTAAAACGATAATAAATGGGCGTGCGACCCGTTTGAAGAGAGGTTATATAGGCATTGGAGTTAAAGGAATAAACTCTTGTGAAGAGATCCAGTTGTTCTCTGTATTTGCGTGACTGATATTCATTCAAGGTGGTGACCAATGGAGACAATTTCACTTTACGAATGTCATAATTCTCATAAATTTTATAAATAGAAGAAAAATTATTATCCGTTCCAGCAACAGCAATTAACTCGCTGATCGTGGATTGTGTATATAGATAAGGATAATATTTTGGATAATTTACAAAGTATTGTTTATAATCTACATTATTGTTCAGCCATTGGGTCAATCCACCCATATTATAAAACGTGACAGGTGGAATAGATCCAGGATTGGGAAATTCGGGGGGAAGATTGGACATCGTTCTATGTTATTCATCATATAAAGATGATCGGTGAAACACATAATAACTTGTCTGACTTTCTTTCTTCGATTTGAGATGTCAACTCCATTATCCAGTTTGAAGCATCCAGAACTCCCTGGAAATACAGTATTGCCAGATGAAGAGTGTCAACCCTCTTATCCACTTCTGTCTCTTAAGACATCGGATAGAAAGCGTCCCATTGTAGTATTTGGATCCAATGATGTGAACGATCAAACACTGTTTTTGAATGGCCTAACACAGAATATTTTGATTTTATACGAATTATTTGAGAGTCTAGGATATACCTCTTATCTTCTTCAACATCAATCAGGGACCCCATCTCAGAAAAAGGAGTTTATTCGAACCTATCGGACTGTATCTTCTCAGGATATGGTCAAATATTCCATGAATATCAAACTCTTTATTGAAATTGGAATGAGTATTGACCCATTGACGAGACAGTATCTGCGATCAACAGGTGCAAAAATTACAAAACTGTATCTCGGAAATATTCTAAATATTGATGTGGAAACGATCCAATATTATCCGTCTATGTTTTTTAATCATCATATTGTAGGCGAAATTGATGAAATCTGGACGAGTCCACATTATCGCCAGCATTTGGATTACGCGGCAATTTTGAACCGAACGGAAATGGATAAAGGTCGAGTAGTCCCTTATGTATGGGAGCCTTGGTTTTTAACCCGTTACCATTCAAAAGAGTCACTGGAGTGGGTCCCTCCCACCTCGTGGAAAGAGCAGGATATTCTTATTATGGATCCCAATATCTCTTTTCAGAAGTGCTCCTTCTACTCTGTCCTTCTCGTAGAGGCCTTTTCGAGAAAGTATCCTGAATGGAAGGGAACAGTTCATGTCGTCAATGGCGATCGTTTGAAGATTAATTCCTATGCACATAATCAACTTCTCCCCTCGTTAACTCTGTATCGTGACAATCGGATGAAATTGTATGGTCGTAAACGAATTCATGAAATTTTATTGGAGCATCGTTCAGCCTGTTTCTTAACCCATCAATGGAACAATGATTATAATTACATGACATTGGAACTGATGTATTGTCATTATCCAATTCTTCACAATTCAGAGGGGTGGTCGGATTATGGTTATTCGTATTCGATTGATCAGTGGGACGAGGCGGTAGAGACATTGCATCGTGCATTGGTGGGTCATTCAGAGAATATGGCAATTTATAAGGCACATTGTGCTCATTTAATCTGGAAACACAGTATCTATCATCCTGAGATCCGAAAGCGCTGGTCGCAGATCTTAGAATGACAGAATTGAAAAAGAAAACAGACGAATCCACATCTAAAGATAAATGACATGTTAACATTAAACATTTATCTTTTGATTGCATCATGAGTATTGGTATTACGATCTATCCAGCAAAGCCGTTGTTTGAGAGTGGTGCCAATCAGACGGCTCTTCAGTTGGGTGAGATGGTTTCAACGTGGGGGATGAAGGTTGTCTATCTTCATTCGGGTCTACATTCATGGTGGTCGGATTATCCTCTTCCATCCTATGCAACAGAGGGACACT